CGGTCGTGGTTGACCTTGGGGTTCTTGATCCAGTTTGTTTTTTAGCTGGTTAAAATCAGACTGAAGCTGCTCATGTTTGTTTTTTAACTCTGCAAACTCAGTACCCTGATTAGCTGTTTGCTGGGCAATTTCTAGAATGGCCTGTTCGTTTTGACTAAAGTTTTCTTGAGTCTGCTGCTGTTGCTGTTCTTGGGTTTTAAATAAGTTTTTAACTTTATTCACCAAGTCACTGGCAAAAGACTCTTTAACTTCTTCAAATTCAAGTTTTGTCTCTTGCGCTGCACTGAATAAATTTTCAGGACGTAATTTCTTGGCTTTGAGTGGGTTTTCAGTTGCTCCAGCGGCAAATGAAAGCATTTCAGTACCAAGCGAGGCAGGACTATCTGTAACTGCAAGACCAACTAAATAGGCTTGGCCAGTTTTTGCAAAGTTTTCATCGACTTCGATAGACGTATAAATTTTTTGATTTTTCTGGTTGAGAGCAATCAAATTTTCATTTGGTTGGATCTGTGCAAACAAGGCATCTTTCTGTTCGCCATTAATCGTAACTTTTTCAGATTTTAGGGCGATCACATCCCCATAAGCACCAAAAATACCATCTGGAGAAACGCCCTTAATATGCTCTAAATTGATACGAGCACCATAAGTGTTCAGATTGTAAGTCTGCGCCATTTGGATGATCCATTCAGATTGAATTTCACGACCATCCGTAGTGTCACCAGCCACGGCAACTCGAAACCATTTCGATTTAAATTTTTTCGGCTGTGTTTTATCAGTCATTCTGCTTTACCTGTTGCAAGGTTTTTTCGGGCAATTTCAATAGGTGCAGAATGGGCAATATTAGTTATGTGTAGCAATTGAGCATGCTTGTATATAACTCACATACAAATTGCCATGACTGATAAAAGCGAACTTGCCTGCCATCGTTTGCGGATGAAATCAAATCAATCCGCAAGATATGAATGAACTCTCTCAATTAGCTAATCTTGAGCTCATACTCGATAACAAATTAAAAGCCAAGTTTCTTTTTTGGCTTGGCTGGAAAATTGTCGATATAGCTGAAGCGCTAGACGAAAATGAACGTACAGTACAGGCTTGGAAAACCAGAGAAGAGTGGGATAAAACACGATCAGAAAGTCGTGTCGAAGAGGCTTTGACAGTTCGTTTAATGACACTCACTTTAAAGAACAAAAAATCGAGTGGCGACTATAAAGAATTAGGCGAATTATTTAAAAATTATAAAGAATTTGCCCGAATTGAACGCTATAAAGAAGGTGGTAATGAAGCGGATCTTAATCCAAATATTGCCAAGCGTAATGCAGCACCCAAGAAGAAAAAAGAAAACAATCAGTTTACTGAAGAACAAGTTGAACAACTTATATCAGCTTTTGAAGATAGCTTATTTGACTATCAACGCGATTGGTATAAAGCAGGCAATCAACGTACTCGAGTAATCTTAAAAAGTCGTCAGATCGGTGCAACTTGGTACTTTGCCCGCGAAGCATTGGTCGATGCAGTTAAAACTGGCCGTAATCAAATTTTCCTATCTGCTTCTAAAGCCCAGGCTCATATTTTCAAAGAATATATTAAAGGTTTTGCTTATGAGGCATGCGGAGTTGAGTTGGTCGGAGATCCGATCGTACTTCCAGATAATAATCAGGCTTCACTATCATTTTTAGGTACAAACTACAGAACGGCCCAAGGTCACCACGGTAACTTTTATTTTGATGAATTCTTTTGGACGTTTGGCTTCAATGAATTAAACAAAGTCGCATCAGCAATGGCTTTGCATAAAAAATGGCGTAAAACCTATTTTTCAACGCCTTCGACGATGGCACATGAAGCATACACATTCTGGACTGGAACACGTAATAACCGTGGTCGACCTAAAGACCAAAGACTTGATATCGATGTATCACATGACTCACTGAAAAATGGTCGTTTATGTGAAGACCGGATGTGGCGTCAAATCGTTACGATATTAGACGCTGAAAATGGCGGGTGTGATTTATTCGATATTGAAGAATTGCGATTTGAATATTCACCTGAAGAATTTGCCAACCTTTTGATGTGCCAATTTATTGATGATGGTGCATCTATTTTCCCATTAGCAATGCTTCAACCTTGTATGGTGGACAGTTGGGAAGTTTGGGCAGATGACTTTAAACCATTCCATAGTCGACCTTATGGAAACAATCCAGTCTGGATCGGGTATGACCCTGCAGAAAGTGGTGATAGTGCAGGAATGGTTGTTGTAGCTCCCTCCCCTGTTCCTGGTGGAAAGTTCCGAGTACTTGAAAGAATCCAATTCCGAGGAATGGATTTTAAAAATCAGGCTGAGATGATTCGCCAAACAACATTACGTTATTACGTGACTTATATCGGCATCGATATAACAGGTATGGGTACTGGAGTATCTCAATTAGTTAAACAATTTTTCCCGAATGTTACCGAGTTCAGCTATTCACCAGAAGTCAAAACAAAGCTTGTACTTAAAACAATGGATGTAATTAGAAATGGCCGTCTGGAGTATGACGCAGGCTGGACTGATCTTTCTCAATCATTAATGAGTATTAAAAAAACCCTTACAGCAAGCCAGCGTCAAATGACATTTACAGCTGGACGATCTGAAGAAATCGGACATGCGGATCTAGCCTGGTCTCTTATGCATGCAATTTATAACGAACCACTTGAAGGCCAAACACAAATGAATCAATCTTTCATGGAGATCTATTAATGAATCCCCTATCGACTGCAAAAAATTTAGTTAGTTTTGCCAGAAGCCAATTACCAGTTTTTCAGAGCAAAACAACCAAACAAGAATCAATGGCCTTTACTTTTGGTGATGCCGTTCCAGTACTCAATGGAAATGAATTATCAGATTACATGGAATCATGGTTCAATGGCCGCTGGTATGAACCTCAAGTCAGTATGAGTGGTTTGGCCAAATCATATAAATCGACACCATATTTAAATAGTGGAATTATTTTTAAACGTAATTTTCTGGCTAATCTTTTTATTCCTCATGCAAAACTAAATCGAAAAGCATTTGAACAAGTTGCATTGGACTATGTTTGGTGTGGAAATACTTACTTAGAAGAAATCAAATCACGACTCGGAAGTGTAATTCAGTACAAACCAGCTTTAGCAAAATATATGCGTCGTGGTGAATACCCTGATCAGTTCTTTTTACTTTGTGATGACCATAAAGGCTATCAAGAATATGAATTTTATAATCGTGTTTGCCACATTCGAGAAACAGACATTGATCAGGAAATTTATGGAGCACCTGAATACATATCTGCTTTGCAAAGTGCATGGCTAAATGAATCGGCTACTTTATTTCGTCGTAAGTATTACAACAATGGATCTCATGCTGGATTCATCTTATATGTGAATGACGCAGCACAGGATCCTAATGATATTACAGCTTTGCGTCAGGCTTTAAAGGATAGTAAAGGTCCAGGCAACTTCCGTAATTTATTTTATTATGCTCCTGGTGGAAAAAAAGATGGTATCCAGATATTGCCTGTTTCTGAAATTGCAGCAAAGGATGACTTCACCAATATTAAATCAATCACGCGTGACGATACTTTAGCGGCACTCCGCATACCTCCACAGCTCATGGGTATTGTTCCAAATAATACTGGCGGTTTTGGATCAATTAAAGATGCAGCAGACGTGTTTTATCAAAATGAAATTGCTCCACTCCAGTCACGCATTCAGCAGCTCAATGAGTGGGCTGGTGATGAGATCATTAGATTCAAGGAATATGATTTAAAAAACGTTACCTAATCATTTAGAAACAACAAAGCCAGCATTAGCTGGCTTTTTTTATGGGATTTTAGCAACAATCAACCAAATGAGAATAATTATCAACTATATAGCAGCCCACTGGCTCCCGCGCAGTCACCCGCGCGCCTGCGGTTCATCTAAATGAAGCTTTTTTACTGCAACCCGTTTCACTGCAAAAAAGAATGTAAGAACCTTTGAGGCTTAGGCTATTGAACCTTAAAAACTTAAATTATTAATACTGCATTTCACTGCAAAATAACTAAAATCTCGGTTCAGGCTCATAAATGCCTTTTCTAATTTTGTAAGTGCTTATTCTATCTTCGATTTCACTCTTAGTTAAATTTTCTAGCTTAAATTGATCAATAGCGGCAAATGGAATATTTAAACAATAATCAAAAGACTTCGTCGGTGGTGAGGCTTCCCAAGGCTTACAATCAGAGATTGAAAGTAAATTTTTATTGATCACCATATAGTCTGAAGACCTTCTAAAATCTTCATCGAAAATTAAGTTTTTGCATTCTTCAAGATCATCAAATTCAAGAAAGTCAAAGCGGTAATCATAGTGATAACTTGGGACAATAATTAACTTACATCCGATTATCGAATCAATTTTATATCTTGATTCAAAAACTACTTTCCAATTTGTATTTTTTTTAAATTCATCATAGAGATCTCTATAAACGTTGTTACCTACAAAAATAAGATCAGGAAATGAATTAAATCTTAATACATATTCATCATAAGATTTTTGAAGTGATTGTAAGGACATAGCAGTTATCTGCGATCATTGGACTAATTTTATTTTAGAGCATTATTGATACTATTATCAAAAGTTCTCCAGAACAAAATTTAAATCTAAATTTAGACATAAGAACATAAATATAACTTTATATAGGAAGTGGATTTGATTTGAGGTAATAATGTAATAAAGAAAGATAAGTTATTAATAATTAATAATAATTTGTATTACATAAAAGTGTAATTTCTTGTAATAAGATAAGTAATATTTTATAAGTTATTGATTTTATTAGATAGGATTTAGATTGAAAAACACTTATTTATACAGAAATAAATTACATGGATATTACTTTAATCTTACATTTTGAAAATAGGTTAATCTATTGAATATGAAAGATTTAATTTAAATTATTACTTTATTACTTCAAAATCTTCATAACCCAATTATTTTTTATTGGTACTTAAAATTAGGGTTTTTGCATGATTTTCATACTCAAATCATTTTTTTGCTGGGAATGATTTGGGAATGCTTCAGTAAGATATATGTACGCATAAACACATGGTGTTATATAGGTAATACTGAATACGAGATTTAATTTAGAGGGATTTTACTTTCTGATTTTCTTTTAAAATCAAGAATATGGTCGGAGCAGTAGGATTCGAACCTACGACCCCCTGGTCCCAAACCAGGTGCACTAC